AATAAATGAAGTTGCAATTCCTACCGATGTGGGTTGATAAACCTGTCTAATGTCTTCAGTACCATATACGCTGATTTGTGAAATAGATCTAGGATATATTTCAACTCCATTAATAATTATTTGCTCACCTTTAATAAAAGTACCTGATGTTTGTCTTAATTTAATTGATGTGGTGCCGTCTCCCGATGCAGATGCATATCCACTTGCACCACTGCTTTTTCCCTTTACATATGAGGAAATTGGTAATTGTTCTGCCGTTATACTTTGATTTAAAACCAAAGTTGTATAGGTCTGTATGTCATACAAATATAAGTCCCAATTAGTAGATGCTCCAGAATAAGCAGAGTCAGTTAATCTAAAACTATAAACTCTAGCATCTCCAATTTTAGTATCTGAAATTGGATCTCCAGAATCACTTCTTCTAACTGAATGAAGTTCTAAAGATTCATTCTGCTTTGGAGATCCAGTTATGTTATTAATTCTCAATAAGTTTCCCATTTCAAAGGGAACATTTGCAGTTTTTACATTTTGAGTTTCTCTTGGTTTATTTACATCTAGAATAGTAGTTGTAACTTTTTCAATATCATAACCTTTTACATATGCTTTTCCTGGTGATAATTTTACACCCATTAAATCATCTGAAGGAGTATTTCCAAACTCTGTTTTCTGATTATCAAAGAATAATCCATCATTTCCAAGTCTATCATTCAAAGAATTATGTAAAGAAATTTTAAATGGAGTTACAGAGTAATTTCCAGATTCATCAAAAGTTCTTTGTGCTAAGTAATCTCTAATGAGAGAATATTGAGTTGTAGTATTAACCTTTTTAATTTCACCGTTTTCAATTCTAAGAATTTCAATAAAATCAGTGTCAGTCTCTACACTATCAATAGATTTTTTAGTTAAAGACAGTCCTATCTTAAATCTATCCGCACCTGGTGCCGCATAGTTAGTAAATCCTTTAGCATTATCGTATAAAGAAGAATCTTCCTTAGCAGATATAATTTCTTCAGATACTTTAAGACCTACTCTGTATGATGGAGTATTTGTATAATAATCTAGGATAATAGTTTGTTTAGATACTCTAGCAAAAGTACCTCTTACAAAATAAATTCCATCATCAATAGAGACAGCAGATCCTGTAGAAGTTGCATCTGTTAGGATTAATGAAGCAAAGGGAGTGCCTGATGTAATCGTAGTATTTCCATAAACAATACTTTCAGTTGATACTAATGATTCGCCATCTTGAAACGGATTGATATTAAAATCATTATCCGAATCAATATACTTTACATATAATGTAACATAATCTAAATTATTTGTTGAATTTGGTATTTCAACTTTTTGGACATATGCAGTGACACCAGAAACTTGACCTTCTATTAATTTACCTACATATTTCTCAATGTATGCTGATATGTTGACACCAAAAGAAGTTGGATTTAATTTAACTGCGAAAAAACTAGGATCATAAGTAGTATTTCCTGGAATTACTAAAGACCCTTCTTTAAAAATATGACTACCAAACGATTCAATTTGATTTTGTAAAATTGATTGAATATTATTTAATTCTCTTGATTGTACTGGTCTTCCTGGATTAAAAAGAACTTTATAAAAGTTCTTTTCAGCATCAAAGTCATCAAAATATGGACTTACATTTAGGTTTGTCTTTTGTGCCATTTCTTAGAATTCCAGGATAATTTTAATGTCTTCTTTTTGCCTAACATTGCGAGAAACGAGAGGTCTATTATCAATGTAAATAATATCTCCCGTCTTTTTATTTATCTCAGGATTTGCAAGTCCATCAGTAAATGTAACCCCTAGATTTATAATGGAGTTATTTACTGTTGTAGTAATTCCGGAGAAAGATGAGATTTGACCAACAAAATTACTACTTTCTCCAACTACATTTCCACCGGTATTACTGAAATTAATGTTAGCGTTTCCTTCAGTAGAAACTCCTACATAGTCTGTTTGATCGTGTGTTGGACCATAATATAAAGATCTATCTCTAAAATATTTTAAAACTTTTGTATCTGAATCATATGATGCAACATATCCAACAGCAATTCCTCCGGATACAGTTTGAGTAATTTTTTCTCCAATAGTTGGTGGTGTATCATTTACTGTGGTGAAATTAATTGCATAAAGACCTGAAAATTGAGAATCACTAAAAACTTCTGTAGAAATGAATTTGGTAGGATTCTTTACTATACCAATTTGGCAAAACTTAGTATTAATCGGAAAGTCTCTAGAAGAATCATCAAACCTACTATAAATCATTACTCTATCAGCACCCAATTCTTTATATAAGTCATATCCATGACCTCTAGAGGGTGGAATTATTGGAATAAGTCTTGCTGGATTTGCAATATTTCCACCTGGCTGTAGTGGTCCTAAATCAACTATTCCATAAGTATATCCTTTACCACCAGAAGTAACAGTAGTGTTAATTATTTCCCCATTTGAATTAACTTCTACAAAAACTCTACCACCAGTACCATTACCTAAAATATTTACCTCTCCAGAAGATAGATAATTACTTCCAGGATTATCAATGTAAACTGTTTTTATTTGATTATCATTTACTTCAGAGTCTCCATTTTCTCTTACAGAAACAATTTGAGAATCTGTAGAGGTACTCCAGTTGTTTGGTAATGTGATATACTCAGTAGAATCAAACTTTACAATGTCTCCAGGAGAAACAGTAAATAGATACTTCCAAACATATCCATCACCACCAGTTCCTGCAATAGATGGTTCTAAATCGGTGTGTGTTGGTTCATATAATGATTGATTTCCCGTTGTATTAATTCCACTGGACCCATTTTCAATACAAATATAAACCTTGTAGTCACTATTTAATACATAAAATTCAGAATCATATAACCTTGCTCTTTTTGCTATTGGACTAAGATTATTAATACTATAGTCATGTCTATACATATCATATTTTTTACCTCTTACCCAATTAACTCTCTTTACAACTCTTCTTATATTTGATGATGTAACTTTTTTTCCAAAAAGAAGAGTGTCTTCATATTGAGTTAAATAATCCAAATTATCAATTGGATTTGGCACTATACCATTTGTCACCCCAGTGCCACCATCCCAATTAGTATCTCTACCAAATCCAGTGTATCTATTAGGATTAGTTAAACCAACCCAGACATAATAAGAGTCTGAAGAATTATCTACAGAGTCTATAAAATTAGTGGCGTTTAAAATTCTAAATTGATCTGTTACAAGTGCAGACATTTATATTGCTGTTTTTTTTATATTTATATGAGGTCATGACACTTTATCTTTTTTAAGAGATCCATTATTTCTTAATCCATATCCTCTTCTTTGTATAATTGGATATGTTGAAAGACCTGCACTATACCCTTCACTACTTATACCGATACTTGAAATATATCCAGTGACGGCGATTGATATTGGAGATGAAGATCTGGTGAATCCAGATAATCTACCCCAAGTCATTCTTCCTACAGGGTAATTAAGAGTTCCAGTCGTTGCGATTCCAACAATAGAAGTATTAGATGCAACGTTACAAGTCATAATTCCAGTTATTGAATTGAAGGCATGTATTTTATAGACATTATTTAATCCTGAAGTACTTATTGCCACAATATCCGAATTTGATGTATCAATAGAAGTTACACCATTTCCAACTCTAGTGTTTGAAATATATACGGGATAACCAACTTGAAGATTGGGGAAAGTTCCTGATTGCCTACTTAAAGTAAATTCAATTGCTAAAGGATTTCCTATTCCAGTTGTCGTAGCAATTCCAACAACTGATGCTTCAAAACCCTCAACAGTTGATATATTATTCAATATCTCATTTTGTGTAGAAAAGTCTGTAGTTGCTATTCCAACGTTGGTATTGGTAAATACAACTGCATCAAAAGATATTGAGGATTCATTTTCATAATTAAATAACGATGAATCATCTACAAATACTTCAGTATCAGAAATTTCAAAGTTTCTAATTATATTTGCGGTTGGATAAACTTGCGATTCAATAGAGTCTCTAGATTTAGAGATAATATCACCATTAATTGATAGGTCAACTTTTTGTTTAGTCCAATACAATGGTTTTTCGTTAATAGTATCAATTCCTTGTAAATTATAAAGATTAGTTTCAATTTTATCAGATCCAGCAATATCATAAATTACTCTCTTGTCTTGAGTAATTGTATTGCTGATATTACTGTTGTTACTGAATACCTGCACAGTATCTCCCACTTTCAAAGTCTCTGTAATATTCTCTTGAGTGCTATCTACGCCTCTAGTTCCTCTATAGAAAAATACTGCAATATCATCTTCTGGTTTTGGAGCGACTGTAAATGTGAATGATGTTCCTCCATTAAATTGATAAGAACTTCCTGGTTCTTGTAAGATTCCATTAACAAAAATTAGAAGTACTGACTGTAAATCTATTGTCTGAGAATCTGCAAGGTTTTCATCAATTTCAAAACTTAGTAATTCGGAATTGTAGAATAATGGGAATCTATTTCTCACACCATCCTGATAATTCTTAATAGAATCAATATAATCCAATTCACCAAACTGCCACGCAGCAAAAGAATCAGTAAATGTGTCTAAAACAGTTAACTCAAATTCACTAATTGGAGATGCTAATCTTGCATCAGTAACCAATCCCACAGGTTTAAATACATCACCTATTCTAAATCCGTATCCATTTCTTACAATGTTGAAATCTTTCACTTCAAAGTAAGTTGATCCTATTCCAGTAGTTGATCTCGCACCAACTTCAACATTTAGGAGAAGTCCAATTCCAGTATCTGTAGTTGCACCTACACCTAAACGAGAAACACCAATTACTGGCAAGTTTTCATATGAGGGTGATGAAACATTGATTGTTGGATTTGAGTATCCACTGCCACCTCCAACGATGTTGAAGGACAATGTTCCTCCAGCACCCACAGTAGCAGTAATATTCGCTGCAGACCCAGTATGACCAGATTCTGTGACTGCTACCGATACATTTCCTCTATATCCAGACCCAATAATATCTTGCGTCCCTAATCCAACAGATACAATAGACCCACCCGAAACAACTGCAGTAACTGAAGCACCTACTAATGGAGCATAACCCAAACCTGATGTAGATCCTAAAGAAACAATTATACCTCCACGAGGTAGTTGATTCATATTAATATCATAATCTGAAGTATAAAGACCACCATTTGTTGTTATGCCAGTAAATTTAATACTGGTTATTCCCACAGAAGTATCTTCATTAATTTCATAATTATTACCAGAATTATTTAAAGTTGTTGGTGACTGGAATATACTGTTAATAAAAACAATACCATTTCCACCACTAGTTCCCAATCCAACAGTATTAATTCCTTGTGATGTCAGAATAAAAGTTTGACCTATTCCTGTAAATTGATCAGAAATATCGTCATAAATTTGGTTTGAAGTGTAGTCTTGTCTTAAAAATACTCTACCACTAAATGTTGCTCTTTCTCTTGGCAGAGCGTTTTCATCAGGACCAATTAAGTCTAATTGATTTCCTCTAGGAGCTTGTGTGAAGTAAATCTTATTTCCAGAAATATTGTAAGATCCTCTATAAACCCTGGCAATAGAGGTATCTGTATGTATTCCTGCAATAGACCCTACAAATCCTCTGGTAACCTCTACTAGTGGGATGTTTCCGGTGAAGGTAATTGGACCAATACTTGTAGTTCCCAATCCAACATTTTCAACTCTAACATATTCATCATCTATTTTTAACAAGTCTGTTGGTTTAATAGAACTTATACCACTTAAAGCAAAATATGTAGAAGCTGCACCAATTTGACCACTATTACCCAATAAAGTGTGGGATATGTAGGAATATGAAATTGGATATTGTGCAAGATTATTAATGGTAATCAAAGATTTTTCATTCTTTTTGTACATCTCAAGTTCATGTGCATTTCCAAGACCTACTGATGTGAATGTTACACCAATCCCTTGCTCAGCATATTCTTTCTTTGTTGCAATCTTAAGAGAATTGCTGTCAATCCTTATTGCATATACAACCTCAGGCAATACTGTCGTAACTACTCCAACATAATTTTCTGTAGCTCCAATTCCTATAGCAGAAGTTCCAATACCGATAAAGGTTGATTTTGGTCTATAAATTAATTGCTCTCCAGTGTTGAAGAAATGATTAGTAATTGTGCATATTCCAGTTGCAAAATCTAGAGAAGATGATGGATCAAAAGACCTCATGAATATTGGTGTTTCCTCATAATTAGTTTCAAAGTCTAACTTATTAACCAAAGGTGAATTTACTCCAAAATAATTTGCATTTTTTACAGACTGTCTAACTGGAGAATAATCTAAATCTGGTGGAATATTTACAATATCCAAATCTGTATAGAAGCATTCATTAAATGAAATTATCTCTATATTACCAGAAACGGATGAATCTGGATAGAAACTAAGAGTAAAGTTAGTTGAGTCTACGTTTGCCCCAAAAGTTCCTATTCCATTAGTGCTTCCAATTGATAAAAATGGATACTGAAGTGTGGATACATTTGTCCCATCATAAACTGTCATTACTTGATGTAACGCACTGGTTTCACCTAAACCAACTTTTACAATAGATTTTACTGATGTAAACAGATTCTTATCTAAAATAATTACACTAGTAGATGCAGAAGAAACATTATTATAATTAGATTCAAAAACAACAGTTCTCTCATTAGTTGGTATCTGCCCAGGAAGTTTAAATCTATAGAAATCGCCACCCAATGCTGTAGTTCCAAACCCTACATTCTTAGATCTTACAATTATATTTTCAGACTCTGTGTTTGTATACTTTAATGATAGTATTCCACCAGACAAAGAAGCACCGAATGATCCTATAGGACGATAACTCTCTCCCTCTTCACCATCAAAGTAATATTCGGTAATATAAGTATCGGACCCATCATGAGATAAGTAAATTTCAACATAATTCATAACAGAACTATCAGTATTCAATACATGAATATTTGAATAAACTGATGAATATTTTGCAGAATCTAACTCAATAACAGACGTAGTTATTCCACTAGAAACAACTCTATTTTGAGATATCAAATCTACACAGTTTAAACTTTGAGTAGACCCAATTGCAGATTTACTTGTAAAAGTATCCTGCAATATTTTAATATCAAAACTAGAATCAAATGGATCTTCTGGGACGAATCTTAAATAAAATGTTCCTTCCTCGTCCACATATCCATTGATGTTTGCCAGCAATGAATCTGGATTAAAAATGGTAGATCCATAACCTGTTGTGCCTGTAGTAAATTCCCCCTTATATAAAGTAAATATGTCCTCGTCATTATTAATAGTTACTATTTCACTAAATTGAATTTCATTGTTTAAAATATTTTTTACTTGAAGTAAAAATTTATTATAACCATTTGAAGAAGTTATCGGAAGAATATTAGAAATATTTTCTCGTTCATCATCATTACTAGAAAACTGAGAACTAATATCATCAATTTTTAGAACTTTATTAGTTTTACATAAAACATAGTCCGAAAGACGAATATTATTAAACTTTAAAAACTTAGATCTACTACCAATAGTATCTACATCAACTACAAGATCAAAATTATTAATGGTATCTACTCTATTATCCTCAATAAACATATTAATAAGCGATAATGTAGACTCTGTAGTTCCTATTCCAGATTGAACATTTTGCTCTAACTGAGTATCTGCAAAGTTTTTAGTGCCACTAGTGTGTAATAAATTATTTACAGGTGTTACTATTTCTTCCCACGTTTTACTACTCTTTACTGTGTATGATAAATTCTGATAGTAGTCATTATCTGGCGTTACCTGTGAATCTTCACTCAATTTTCCTGTTTCATCTCTCCACCCAAAGTTCTGAAGATTGAAGTAATCTATATTGTATACTCCATCTACACTCTTAACAACATCTACTGTTGCCTCATTAAAAGATTGCGTGCCTCTTATTCTTTCATTAGGAGAAAGTTTATAACTTCCAGACACTCTTACAATATTTTCATCACAATCTGTGACTGTCAAATCTCTAGTTACTAAACCAAGTCCATTATCAGAAGATAGAGTTTCGCCAACTAAAAATGGTAAAAACTTCTGAATAACTTCAAACTCTGGATAATTATTATAGTTTGTAATAGTAGCGTAGGATTCTTGAATAGTTTTTGCTATACCTGGATTAGTTGTTAAACCAGATACACTAAATTCCAACTTGTCTGGATTGCCTGGATTCAATCCAAAATAATTTGTTACTGTAAAGAATCTATATCCATAATCTGAAGAATTAAATCCACTTCCAGAAGAATCTGCCTTTTCAATTCCCTCTACAAATATTCTATCGCCAACTGCAAAGGGGGCAGAAGTAAATCCAGCAAGTGGAGTGGTTAATATACAAGTTACTATACCAGATGAAGATGATTCAACTCTATCTATTGAAACTGAATTAGAATTATTGATTGCTCTTATTGTAACTGGTTTAATTGGGAGACCTTTAGGTTCTACTTCAATTTTTACTTCACCAATTGAAGATCCAGTTAGATTTGCCTTTAAAAGTCCAGAGTCAATTAATTCGCCAGTATCAGAATCTACTAATATTAAATCTGGCGCTGAAGTGTAATTTTGTCCACCATTTAGAATGGTTATAGAATCAATAGTGTTTGAAGAAGAAATATAAACAGATTGTGGAATAGTTGTAGTTGGTCTTAAAGTTTTATCTGATGCATATTCAAACCCTTCATTTATAATTCTACTTTGTGTGATTTTACCAATAGTTTCGGATGATGGAATAATAAATGCACCCTCACCATTTACCGAATTGGATCCAGTGAAGTGAGGAAGTGATTTGTATCCATAACCACCCGAAATAAGATTTACTTTACTAATACCACCACTTGCAGTAGTGGAATTAGTAGTATACTCTAATACATCACAATCAATCTTCTGATAAGAAAGTTTTTCCGGAGTATTTCTCAGAGAAATTGTAAAACTAGTGTTTGCCACTCCAATTACATTATAATCTCCATTATACTTACTGTCTATTGAGATTATTTCAGAATAATTAACAACATCACTATCTGCTGTGCTAATATAACCAGATTTTTCTAAGTTATAATAAAGTTTTTCTGGTACAAAATCAGTATAATTGAGAGTTAATGCTGCATCTGTAGATACACCTACAGTACCAACTCCAGAAACAGATAAAGATGTAGTAGTTGCAACCGAAACAAATTCCTTACTAAAATCATTATCATAATAAATTTTTAATTTATAACCAGACAATGAAGAATCTGATAAGTCAAATACAAGATTATTATCTCTAATTACTTGAATTTGTGGGTTGACTAAACTGATATTTTGCGTTCCAATACCTGCACTCAATATATTGAGGAATAATGGATTACTTGAAGTAGAATCTGTGTATGTATTACATAATTTTATGTTATTACCGTCTACTCTATAAACATAGTAGTTTCCAGTAACAATTCCTGAAGGTACATTATCTGCTTGATATAGTATCTTATCTCCTGTCTTGAGACCATGAGATTCTATCGTAATTTGATTTGTTGTGGTATTAATACCAGAAGAACTAAAACCTATCGGATTAACAACTAAACTGTTAGTAGAAGCATCAAACTTAACTTTAATTGCATTTGATGTGCCTATCCCTACAGATAAATTTGGTCTTACATTCAATGATACTCTGTCACCAATTGATAAATTATGAGATGTAGACACAGAAACGACAGAATTTATCTTGTTGATGTCTGCAGTAACTTGAGTAAAGTTTGATTCAACCGAATATTGATAATTGTCGTGTGCTGCAACCCAACTAGTATTTCTAAAGAAGAGTCCATTAGTAATTGTTGTCAACCCAACATTAGTTACTATTCCAATATAATCCTTGGATTTATTAATTGCGTATAATATTTCAGAGTCGCCACCTAAAATATTAAAAGAAACACTTGTAGGAGTATCTGATACTGATATTGGATTTCCACCACTTG